GGCACGGGCCGGGATCTGGGCGCGTCGACAGGATTGGGGCATGCTCCGTCCCTCGAATCTGGGTGGGACCACGGCACGCGTCGGGGTGGGCGTGTTCCGCGGACTCCCGGGCACGATTCTCGGGGCGGGCGTTGGAGCGGTGGTTGGCGGACCGTTCGGCGCGACGGCAGGGGCCATGCTCGGGGGCACGGTCGGCACGAGTCGGCTGGCCCGGATGATTCCCTGGGGTGGCATGGCCCGGGGCGCGGGGACCGTCGCCTCGGGAGCCGCCGCCGGAGGATTCGAGGCCGCCACCTGGGGCGTGAAGTCGGCCGCCCGGTTGGCGCTCCAGGGAGGGTCACTCCCCGGACGGATGCTGTTGGGCGCGGCGGCCGGTGGGATGGTGGCGGGGTTGCCGGGGGTCGGCGTCGGGCTGGCCTTCGGGATGAACCCCGCGATGAAGTTCGGTCTGGGGGGCGTCGCACGGAAGGCCGCCGGTTTTGCGATCAATCGTCCCGGGATTGCAGGGGCGCTGATGGGGGTGGCGCTGATGGGCCCGGCGTTGCTGCGAGGAGCCCGGGCAGCCGTGGCGCCCAGTGACGAAGAGCTCCCGCAAGTCGGCTTCGGGACCTTCGATCAGCAGTACGGGCTGGATCCCAACAACCTGAACACGCAAGGGCTGACCTTGGCCCTGCACAACCGGCGGTTCAGTCGTGGCTGATAACCTCTACCTCCAGGATGAGGCGACTGGTGGCAGTCTGCTCGGCGACATCGCGTTGCCGCTTGGGACCGCGTTCGGCCATCAGTGGACCACGACGGCGCTCATCGGTCGCGCGGCCCGGAAGCGAATCGGACAGACGCATTGGTGGGGACCGGAGCGGGGTGAAGCTCGTCGACGGGCGAATCGGGCGTCGCGACAGATCTGGCAAGGCTCCCGGGGGAAGGGATGGGATCTGGGAGCTCGGTTGGCTGGAGCCTATGACGCTGCCGAAGCGCATCTGCCAGGAAAGCGGATCAGGGGTCGAGGGACCGCGTTCCGTGCAGCAGCGGCAGGCCATCGTGGTGGAGCGGCGGTGGCCCAGAAGATTACCGGGATTGTCGAACGGACCGCGACCAAGCGCATGGTGGCCGGACTGCTCCGGGCACCCCTCGGGGTGGCGAATGCCTACTTCATGCTCGGCAGTGCGCTGCCCGCCATCGCCGAGGGGATCATGGGCGGCCTCAGTGAGATGCAGCGCTTCGGAGCCAAGCTCCGACAGACCACGCCGGAGACCTCGGTGGGCTGGCAGGATACCGCGACCCGGGAGCGAGCGTTTACTATGCGGCAGGCATCCCTGATGGCGATGCACATGTCGCAGTCCGGGACCCGGGCCGCGCTCGGTGAGGAGGCCTCATTCCTGCACAGTTGAACCTCGGCCATGAGATTCTCCGACACGCGCTGCCCGGTGCGGCGGTGGGACTCGGAGCGGCGGGGGTCATGGGCTTGCTCGGGGCTCGAGGAGACCCTGCCGGAATCCCGGCGGGGATCGGAGGAGTCTTCAGCGGCGGACCCAGTGGTGGCATCTCCGGGGGCATGCTCGGGGGGATGGTGGGGGCCGGGGCCGTCGCGTTGGCGTCGGTTCATCCGGGGACCCGTCGAGCTGTGGCGAGTGGACTGGTCTCGGCGATGCGGTCCCGCCCCGTTCGACACTTCGGACGTGTTGTGTCGGCCATCCCGGCGTCGGTTCCGGGCGCCGAGTACCGCGACATCACGATGAACTACCTCACGCGGATGGGTGGGATGCCCCAGCACACGGCCATGCGCATCCTTGAGCGGTACCTGACGCAGAAGTCCCTGCGACGGGTGGCGATGGGCGCGACAGCCGGGATTGCCGCTGGGGCGCTCATCGGAGGGCCGCTGGGTGCCATGCGACGGGCGTACCAGGGTGGCGCTCAGCATGCGCCGCAGCCGATGCTCGGGTGATCACTAACCTCGAGCCTCGGTTGCGGGAAGAGCTCGGCCCGCAGCTCTACGACGAGTATCTCCACAACGTCTCGCAGCGCCGCACGACGAAGTTCTGCGACGACTGCCTCGCCAATCAGAAGCGCCGAGGCTGGTTCGGGAAGATCGAGTGTCAGCGTTCGACCGACGAGCAGGCCGAGCAGGTGCTGGCGCTGTTGCCGGAGAGCGACCACGCGCTGGCTCGACAGGCCATCGACCCGGTGGACTGGGCGGAGGCCGAGTTCGGGTGGTACGCCCGGTGGTACCAGGCCCAGGCGCTCCGGTGCACGGCGTCGTGGCAGACCCATCGGTGGGGACGTCGAGCGGGGAAGTCGGCCTTCCTCGGGTTGAAGGCCCTCCACCTCGCGGCCACGAAGCCCGGGGTCGCGGCGATGGATCCCTACACCGTGCTGGTCGTCACGCCGTACCAGGATCAGCTCGAGAAGCTGTTCCAGTACATGCGGGACTTGATCGGCAAGGCGAAGACGCTCCGGACAACACGTGACATCCGGGATCCGCACTGCATCGAGTTCGCCAACCTCGGGAAGATCATCGGCTTCACGGCCGGGGAGAAGACCGGGGCACGGTCGGACAAGATTCGTGGGCAGGACGCCAACGCGATCATCATCGACGAGGCGGATCGCATCGCCGTCGACGACATCGACGCGGTGATGGCCATCCTCGCGTCGCACAAGGATTGTCTCCTGTACTTCTCGACGACGCCGACGGGACTCCCGACGCGCTTCCGGTCGGCCTGTGAGAATCCGGAGCTGGGGTACAAGGAGTTCTGGATCGTCAGCTACGAGTCGCCGGACTACACCGACCGCAGCGATACCCAGCTCAAGCTCACCTACCCCCGGGAGACCTACGAGCACGAGATCCTGGCGATCTTCGGAACGGCCGAGGGTGGCGTTTTCCTGCCGAAGCAACTGAAGGCCGGGCTTCGGGAGTACGCGCTGGGGTCGCCGCTGGGACCGAACGAGCGGGCGATCATCGGTGTCGACTGCAACGACCCGAAGAACGGGACGCACGCGGTCGTCCTCGGGGTCGAGCACGCGACGGAGCGTGCCCGGATGCTCGACAAGGCCGTGCTCTGTGGCGAGGACTTCAGCAAGACGAAGTCCGAGGAGATGCTGGTCGCGCTCTTCCTCAAGTGGCGGCCGATCCTCATCGCGTTCGACAAGGGCCACGCGCACGGGCAGATCGACGACCTCTCGGAGTGGGCGCTGCACCATCCCCAGTCCGGGATGAGCGAGGCCTTGAAGTTCTACGATCTCGGGTCGAACTACGTGTACATCGATCCGGTGACCAACGAAGAGATGAATCGGCCCATGAAGCCGCTCATGGTCGGGATCACGCAGAACTTCCTGAACGAGAGTCGGCTGTTCTTGCCGGAGATGGAAGACGTCGAGTCCGGCGTCGTGGGCCAGATGCGGCGCTTCCACGTCAAGCGCCAGGGGCAGGACGGCCGCTTCATCTACTCCCAGGGCAACGAGCACGACCTCACGGCGCTGATGATCGCGTTGCTCTCGTGGCGGCTCGAGATCCTGGGGTTCGAGCCGATGCCGACGAGCGACATCCTGTCCCGGATGGGGCGGTCGAAGGCCCCGCCGAGCCTGCCCGTGCCGACGGGGACACGGCTGATCCCGAACGCGGCGGGGAAACCGATGATGCCGCGGGCGATCGGGATGCGAGACTCTCCGTCGCTGCGGACCCAGCTGGACGGCCCGACACGCCGGACCTCCACGGTCCCGGCGCGGAAGAAGTTCTGAGATGCCTGAAGTCGACCTCCTCGATCGTCGCTTCGATCCGCGGTTCTTCCGCGAGCGTCGGCTCAGCACGGATCCGCCGGGTGGGGTACCCCAGCCGGTCGACGTCGATACCGCCCCGGCTGTGGTCGCGCTCCGGGAGAACTACCGGAAGGTGGCGACCAAGGCCGAGAAGATCTTGGGGGAGGCGGTTCGGCTGGCCACGGTGCGCCGGATCCCGGTTGAGGATTCGCCCGAGATCGCTGCGGCCGTCACGCGGCAGGATCCCGATTCCCAAGGGAAGTTCATCAGCTTCGATCTCTACCGCCGGGCCTACGAGTATCTGCAGGCCCGCGAGCATGCCCTCCCGATCGAGATCCTGGACGAACTGCATGGGGATCCCACCACGGATCGTCGCCGGATCAGTCGCCAACTCCGGGTTACGGTCGATGGGATCTCGGTCGAGGCGGCGGACCTGCTGGGGGACCAGATCGTGACGCTCTTCGTGCTCAAGCTCCTGCAGCTGGGCATGGACGCGATGTCGGACGGCGCCCAGAGCGCGACCAAGCAGCCGTCGGGAACGGAAGCGGCGGTGATCGCGCTCCAGCTGGCCACCTCGATCGCCGCCCAACAGATCTACGCCGGGATCAATCAAGCCCAGGCGGAGCAATCGCTCGAGGAGTTGAACGCTGGGGTGCCGATTCCCCAGGCGAACCTGGCCGCGGCCCGAAAGTCGCTGGCCGAGTCGAGTCTCTTCCAATCGGCGCTGCTGCAACGGCGGCCGAGCGACTTCCAGTTGATCTACAGCTACGCCGAGGCTTTCCTCGAGCGGCAGACGGCGGCCGGGTGGGAGACCTGGCAACTGGCGCCGGAGCTGCGGGGGGCCGTGACGCGGACCCGAGAGACGGCGACCATGTTGGATCGCTATCCCGTGCGGGCCAACACCCGGGCGGCGGAAGAGCCGACCGACACGTTGAATCTCACGACGCAACTGCTCTCGGCCGACATCCAAATCTCGACGGGGACGCCGGTCACCCCGTCACCCGAGGTCATGTCGCTCTACGAACGTGACCTCCGCGGACTCAATCGGAAGGTCGATGAACTGGGCTACGTGCTCGGGGATACGCTGGACGTCAACGACCTCTGCTGCTTCCTGAAGTGGGCGACGGACATCGGCGCCCGTCCGTTGGCTCTGATCCGTCGGCTCCTCGAGACGGCCCAGAACGCCGTGAAGCGGCTCAACGGCACCCGCGGCCCGACCTTCAGTGCTCAGCTCTCGGTGTCGACCCTGATCCACCAACGCGCCATGTTGCTCCTCCAGGACCTCATGGCCACCGTGCTCGAGCGGGTCCGGACCTGGTTCAAGACCGACACCGAGAAGTGGCAGGAGCTCTTCGCCGGCTGCAAGCTCATCGACGAGCTGGTCGAGTACCTCACGCTGTCGCTCGAGCAGTTGGAGCAGGCCTTGGTCTCTCTGCTCAATCGCTATCTCGGGTACATCGAGGACCAGGAACTGCGCCTCGGGGCCAAGATCGATCGCACTGGGAACCAGAAGCGGCTGCGAGTCCTGATGACGACCATCGACCAGTTCCTGGCGTTCGGAGGGGCCGAGGGGGGCATCTGTCCCGACACGCCGGTCGAACCCGTTCAACTGGCCGCGGCGGTCGAGCGGTTGCTGACCAACCTCGGGCCGGCGGTGGCCCTGCCGGTGGGCGAGGGGGATCCGTTCTCGACCCTGCAGTCGCCGCCGGTCCGGTTGTCCTCGGGCGTGACCATGCCGAGCCCGCCGGGAGCCACGGCCGGACAGACCACCCTTGACCTCGCGCGCGATTTGTGCCGGAATGGTGTAGTCCGACAGAACCTGGTCCCCTTCCCTCGTGGCTGACCACGCACTGGTTCCGGTGGTGGATGTAACGCGTCTGCCGCTCATCCGGCTCGACGCGCAGTTGCCGACCCAAGTCGGTCGCGCCGCGGCTCCTCAGATCCAGCCGACGGTACTGCCGGCCCAGTTCCGGGTCGTCACTCAGCACCAGATCGAACCGCCGCCGTACGGGCGTCGCGGGCGGATCATCCAGCCGGAGTACAACCTCGCCGAGATCGGCAAGGCGACCGACACCGACGGCCTGCTCCGGCGGGCCTTCGATGCCCACCTGACCTGCATCATGAAGGACGGGTGGCTGTTGGCCGGGCGGAACGACCGCACCCGGTCCTACATCCAGCGTCGGCTCGACGAGATCTCGTTCATGAGCCAGGTACCGTTCGAGCAGGTCGTGCGCCAGGCTGCCCAGGACCTCGTCGAGTACCACAACTTCTTCCTCTTCCTCGTGCGGCAGCCGGACCGTTCGTCCGGGCAGCCGATCACGTGGCATGGGAAGCACAAAGAGCCGGTCGCGGCGCTCCATTCGATCGATCCCACGACGATGTACCCGTTGCTGGGGGACACGACCGAGGTCCGCTCGTGGCACCAGTTCGTCGACGGGCGCAACTTCTCCGGACGCCGACTCGAGTTCTCGACCGAGACCGAGGGCAGCAAGCGCTACTCGCCCGAGGACGTCATCCACGGGTTCCTGCGGCGTCGGGCGGGCTTCATCTTCGGAACCCCGATGGCGATCCCGGTCCTCGACGACATCCGGGCCCTGCGTCGGCTCGAAGAGATCGCCGAGCTCATCGCCCACCGGCACGCGTTCCCCTTCGTGCATCTGCAGGTCGGGACCGAGCGGATTCCGGCCAAGCTGCTGCCGACGGGGGAGCACGAGATCGATGTCATCAGCCGCCAGTACGAGCGGGTCCCGCTCGAGGGGTCGCTTGTGACCTCGGAGCGGGTCAAGATCACCCCGGTCCCGCTGACACCGATGGACCTGAGCACCCTGCTCGAGCATTACCACAAACGGGCGGTGACCGGGCTCGGGCTGTCCGACATGGATGTCGGACGGGGTGGGACGGCCAACCGGGGCACCGCCGTCGTCCTGTCGCGCGGCCTCATGGACCGCTGCCGAGAGTATCAGCGGAGTCTCTCGATGTTCTTCCTCTTCGGCCTCTTCGACGTCCTGCTGCTCGAGGGCGGCTTCGACCTGACGCCGGAGAACCGGGTCTTCCTGCAGTTCCCGGAGATCGATCTCGACCGCCGAATGACAGTCAACAACCACGCCATGGCGCTGTACCAGGGCAAGCTCATCACCGAGACCGAGGCCCGGTTGGAGATGGGACGAGACCCGATCACCCCGGCCCAGCGGAAGGACATGCACTTCGAGCTGGTCGACAAGCCCTTGGCGATCATTCAAGCGGTCGACGAGCCGTTCACGTCTGAGGCGAAGCAGGCCAGCAAGGCTGCGACGACGTCGAAGAACCAGCCCACGAACCAGGCGGGGAAGAAGGCGGCCAAGACACCGCCGGCCAATACCCGCGTGCGAGGAGCGGACATGCAGCCGTTGGTCGAGGCACTTCGGCTCGCGATCCTGACCTACGTCGATACCCAGTTGACGACGGGACAGCCGCTCAGCGACACGGGTCTTCGCGAGTTGTTCACCACGCATCGCGAGCAGATCGAACAGCAGTTGGTGGCGCAGGGTGTGGAGCGGATCCAGAAGGGCTTCGATCAGTACCGGACCGATAGTCGGACGCCGACCGCGTTCTTCGTCGGAGAGCCGCTCAAGCGTCGCTTCCATCGCCGGTGTGTCGCCCCGGCGCTCGATCGCTTCTTCGGCCCCGAGGGGGAGTCCGAAGTCCTGATCACCGATCTGCGGCGGCAGACGGCCGACCACGTGCTGCGGGCGGCGGCGTTCTTCAACGCGTGGGATCAGCGGTGGGATTTGCTGCTGGATCGGCTCGAAGCGGTGGCCCAGCGGTTCGGCTACATCCAGGCCGCCTGGATCGATGACGCGCACCACGTCCAGTGGGCGGTGGCCGAACCGTGTGCCCGGTGTCGAGAGCTGGATGGGAAGATGGTGACACCGCGACAGGTCACGTACTACGGGCTCAGTGACCGGGATTGCGCCGTGACGTTCCGACTGGCCGACACCACGCGACTGCCGGCGCGGGTACCACTGCGGGTCCAGAGCCTCGTGCGGGCCGACGACCACGCGGTGCTGCAACTGAGCATTCCCGGTCGCGAAGATTATCTGGACCTGACCCAACCGGGACGGTTCATGAAAATCCTTCTTGACAGCCAGGAGTCGGCTGTGCTACCAGAAGAAGCCGTAGGTGGTTGGCGGTACGCGGGATCGGGCGCCGTCCACCTGCCGCGGTTCGAATCCGGAGTGGTGGAACTCTGGAGTGAGGACCGTGTCGTCGGTCGTGTACGGTTCGAAGCCTTGTCGAATGGAGAGCCCCATGGGCATGAAGTTCCGGCCTCGGCTGAGTGACTTCAACGTGACCGGCGCCCAGGCCGGCACCTTTCCGAATGCCGCGGGGCGTCCGGAGAAGGAGTCCGACTACTGGGCGGCCATCGAACGGGATCTCGAGCGACAGAAGCGGCAGCAGCCCAAGAAGGGCACCGGAGTGCCGCCGTCCAAGACGCGTAAGGTCGGACCGGTTCCGCTCGTCTGACCATGGCGCAAGGGCTCGAGATGCGGTTGTTCGATGTCATCCGGGTGAGCCTCCCGGAAGGGGGGAAGTTCTTCTGCGACGGGAAGCTCGTCGCCGAGGACACGACCGACGTCATCCTGCGCAAGATGTCGTCGCCCCAGATCCGGACCAAGGCGCGGGCCTCGAGCTCCGGCGTCTTGATCAACGGCCGCGTCTACCCGGGCTCGCGGATGAAGGCGAGCGTCCACCACTTCCTCCAGGATCACGGGAAGCCGGTCCTCGACCGACACCCCAATCCCAAGGATCGGTACGACGCGCCCACCCGGGTGGGTCGGGTGGTGGCGGCCGAGTACGTGCAGACCGCGGTCGACGCCCTCTGGCAGAACGACTGGAAGAGCCCGACCCCCAACGGCTCGGCCGGCTCCGGACACATCATGATCGACTCGGTGATCTCCGGACTGGAGAACATCGAGCGCGTCCTCGACAAGCGCGACCTCTCCCTGAGCGTCGGCTTCACCCCGCTGGCGTACTACTGCTCGATCTGTGGGGTCGACTGGGTCCAGCACGGCGGTCCCTGTGGCCACGAGCCGATGAAGGTCTACGAAGTCGAGGACGCCCGGAAGGGTGGGCCCCGGCTCTGCTTCAACATCACCGGGAACCTGCTCTACGACCACGTGGCCAACGTGAACTTCCCAGCGGATCCCACTGCCCAGTTCCTCACCGCCGAGTTCCAGGATCACGCCCAAACAAAAACTCTACACTCTTTTCTCGCCGATGCGTATACTGGGGCCCTCTCCGCGCTCCTGCTGGTCGACGCGGCCAGTCAGCGGACGTTGGAGTTGCAGTTGACGATGCCCGAGTCCCCGAGTCGCGTCTTCTCCTCGGTTGGTCTTCCCGGTCACGGACAGAAGGAGGCCCGCATGGGTCAGCCCGTTGTAGAGGCCGCAGCCAAGCTCGATGACAAGCTGACGGACGCGGGGAGTGTGAAGCCCCCGCCCCCGGCAGCTCAGACGGCACCCGCAGCCAAGCCTCCGACCACCGATCCCAAGCCGGCTGGATCTGCGGCGGACTTCGGGTCGGTCGGCAACTGGACGGGCCCGGATCCGGTGGACGGCCACACGCACAGCCTGGCCGCGCTGAACGCCGATGGCAGCGGGCGGACCACGCCGGGCGGGGCCACGGCGCACGACCACGAGATCAAGAGTGGCCGCGTGCTGCCGTACTCCAACGGGAAGAACGGGGGCGAGGCGTACATGTCCCGGCATCCGGGCACGTACTACTACGACCAGGCCGGCAAGCCCGCGATCCGGTTCGACGACGCCGCGGCCCCGGTCGGTGAGTCGTGTGAGCCCTGCTACGAGTTCGAGAAGGACGACAGCCTCAAGAGCGAGTTCACCCCGACCGACGACAAGAAGATCGTCGTCGAGAAGATGGACGCCGACGAGATGGCCGACATGCTCGAGGAGCATGAGCTCATCTCGACGGGCAAGCTCAAGACCGACGCGGTCCTGACGGCGGCGGCCCGGAAGAAGATCCCGACCGGCCTGTTCTGCGGTCCCGGCCGCTCGTTCCCCGTGCACGACAAGGCGCACGTCCGGAACGCGTTGTCCCGGCTGCCCCAGTCCACGCGCTTCTCGCCGGAGCAGAAGGCGCGGATCCTGGCCTGCATCAAGCGCCGAGCGAAGCAGCTCGGGGTCGAGGCCGGGAGCGGGGGCGATGAGAAGGCGCTGGGCCAGGCGTTCATGGACGGCCCGTCGCAGGCCATCCTCAAGACGCTCGGCCAGGACCTCGAGGCCCGGATCGCGCGGATCGGGCAACTCGAAGGCGCGCTGACCGAGCGATCCGATGAGCTCAAGCGGGAGAAGGCGGCCCACGAGAAGGCCCAGCAGGAGAATCTCAGCCTGCTGCTCGATCGGATCATCGATATGAAGCTGATCCTCGGCAAGCCCGACATGCAGACGGTCAAGGCCGAGGACGACGTGAAGAAGTTCAAGACCGAGCTCGCGAAGCGTAGCCTCGACTCGCTTCGGGACTCGGCCCGGGATCTGCAACTCGAGCTCACGCGGGGCGGGAGTGCTGGTGCTCGTCCGAGCCCGGTGCTGGCCAAGCCGGAGAGCGGAGTCGGTGGCCTTGGCGGCGCACCGACAGTCAAGGCGGGCGATCCAGGTGTGACGCTCGCCGACCTGGCCCTGCGGAAGCTCCGCGGGGAGGCATAGGCTTCTCGAGCGAAAGGATAAAGGCTACACATGGCCTTCACTCCGGTTCTCAAGTCGCTCGCGGAAGTCGCGGTACAGGTCACTCCGTTCCAGGCGCTAACCGAGATCGTGTCACCCCACGAGGAGTTCAAGCCCGCGGGGTACCTCCAGATCATCAGGATCGACGGCCAGAACGATGAGCCGTTCGTGATCGAGGGGGGCATGATCGTGGCCATTTCGGCCCGGACCGAGACGCGGTTCGTCAACCGTCTCGACATCGCCAACGGTGGAGTGGCGCAGACCATCACGTATACGCAATCGGACGTGGATTACGGTGTGGAGGACGTTGCCGTTCCGGGCAGCCTCCGCACCACCACGGGTGCGGTTGCGGCTGCGCGTCCGGCCAACATCCCCATCGGGTTTGCGCCGTTCCCCTACTACCGTGGCATCCTCGACGACATCTACATCAACTTCGAACTGCAGCCGTTCGTGCCGGTCTGGAACCAGGGTTACCTGGAATACCCGATCGTCAAGTCGGCGCAGGACTCCGGCGCGGATGCGCTGGTGCGTGGACGCCTCGTGCGTCCGGGTCCCAATGGAGAGTTGCTCTTCTGGGATCCGTCCGCCGACAGCGTCGATCAGATCGTTGGCCGTTGCTGGACCATCAAGACCATCGCAGACGATGTCGCGCTGCGGGGCCTTGACAAGGTGCGTACCGTTCCGGGCCTGGCCCTGAGCGGTACCGGCACGGGTGGTGTCCCTGCGTACCTGTACAAGGACTTCGAGGGCGGCGGTAAGGCCACCAAGAAGTTCCGGGTGGTCATCGACGCGGCCGTCTAGGCCACGTCAGACCAGGAAGGAACTACTACAATGGATCAGCTTACCGATGCGCAGAAGGAAGCCCTGAAGCTTCAGGTGGCCGAGCTCCTGCAGTCGCGGGGTCTCGGGCCTGACATGTTCAAGCAGCTCTGCAAGGCCGACTCGGACGACCACAAGTTCGCCCGGGCGTTGTCCATCTTCCGGGGCAACGGGTTCGAGCGTTCGTCGGATGCCGATCGGTTCCTCGATCGGGACGAGCGCGAGCAGAATCGGGTCAAGTACAAGCAGCTGGTCGACGCCCTCGGGACGACCGAGTCGACCATCTTCATCCCGCGTGTCCTCACGACCATCGTGCGGGAGGCCACGGAGCCGGTGATCGTGCTGTCAACGCAGATCTTCCGGCGTCTGCGCGTGCCGAGCATGACCTCGGTCGTGCAGTTCCCCAGCGTCGGCGCGATCAACGCGTTCGACGTGCCGGAGTCCGGCGAGTACCCGGATCAGAAGCTCGAAGGGGCCGGTTGGACGATCGCGAAGATCGGGAAGTCCGGGGTCAAGCTCCGGATGACCGAGGAACTGCTTCGCTTCTCCAGCTTCGACCTCATCGGGCTGCACGTCCGGGCCGCGGGTCGGGCGCTGGCTCGGCTGAAGGAAGTCAAGGCGGCGAACCTGCTCAACACCAAGGGCATCGTGTCGTTCGACAACTCGGGCGGCACGTCGCTCAACGGCAAGACGCAGGGGCGCAACATCAACACCTTCGGCAACAACACGCTCATCCTGGCGGACATCTTCCAGATGTACGCTGACCTGGTGAACCGTGGGTTCATCCCCACGGACTTCATCGTCAACCCCATCGGCTGGCTCCTCTTCGCCCGGGACGCGACCATGCGTTCGTGGGCGTTCCAGAATGGTGGGGCGCTCTTCCAGGCGGTCATGGGGCAGGCAGGTCGTGGCGAACCGCGGGAGACGCCGAACCTGGGTCCGAGCTCGGGCGGTGGCACCACCTTCGGGGCCATCAACCAGGCGACGACGCAGGGGCAGCTCATGCGGGCGCTGTTCCCGGCCAACCTCGGGATGATCGTGAGTCCGTTCGTGGCGTTCAACAGCACGGCTTCCCCGAAGACGACCACCATCCATCTCGTCGATCGCGACGAGGTGGGCGTGATCGTCCAGGACGAGGACGTGATGAGCGAGCGCTTCGACGACCCGCACCGGGACATCCAGATCATCAAGTTCCGGGAGCGGTACGGGCTCGCGGTGTCCAACAACGGCGAAGGGATCGCGACGGCGAAGAACATCAGCATCGAAAAGGGCTTCGACTTCGAGTCGGGAGCGCGGCTCTCGATCTCGCCGACGGGCTCTCCGGTGCTGCCGGCCATCGTCTAGGTGTGACCTTCGACGGGCTGCATGACTCCATCACCTACCACACACGAGACACGACCTGGAGCCTCGAAAGGGGCTCCAGGGCTTGGGGACCGCCTCGGCGGTCTCATGGACGAGCTCGCGGTGTTCCTCAGCACCTGCGACCTCTCCACGCTTCCTGGCGAGGCCCTCGCCCAGCAGATCCTGGTCTTCCTCGGGCGGGTCCGGACTCGCGTGGCGGCGGGAGGCGAGACGGCGTACCTGTCGCGCCGCATCGCCCTCTTCCTCGTCGAGACCCTGTCGCTCGGTCTGCGGAAGGGGCACGATCCCGAAGATGTCCCCTTCGAGGCTGCCTCCATCCTTGATGCGACCTACCAGAAGATCCAGGCCACCTCGTCCGGGTTGACCGGGGAAGAGCCGGACGTGGCGCGGATCAACCAGCAGGTCGAGGAATCGCAGAAGTTCTACCAGGAGGCGCTGGCGGAGGCGGGCCTGCTGAAGCGCGTCCCGACTGCTTCCGGGGAGCGCAAGATCGTGATCGCTGGCGGCTAGGAGGCCACCGTGGCAAACCTAGCGCTGGTGTCCAGTGATCCCGCCAACGGGGCCACTGGAGTCTCGGTCGAACAAGTCGTCACCCTGACGTTCGATCAGAACGTCGACGCCAACTCGGTCTCCGGCGCGACGGTGCAGCTCTTCCGGGACGACACCGACTTCCCGGTGGTCAGTGGGACCATCGCGAGCGGGAAGAAGATCGTCCTGCTGCCTCAGAGCGCCCTCGACCAGGACGCCCTCTACCGGGTCAAGATCATCGGGTCGGATCTGGGCCTGGGGTACGCGCTCAAGGCGTCGGATGGCACGTTCCTCGCCACGACGATCGACCAGACCTTCCGGACCGGGACCGAGCGCTTTGTCAGTCTGACGGAAGTCGCCTCCCGGACCGACATCGAGCGCATCGGGCCGATCCGGGAGAGCGACCCCCTGGCGATCCAGCCCAGTGGCGGGGCGCTGGAGATTGATGAGCGGACGCCGGAAGCCCTGGCCGCCAAGGTCTCGGTCTCGCTCACCGGCATCCTCATCGACTTCAACAAGTCGCTGCTCCACAGCACGGTCAACGATTCAACGATCCAGGTGACACAGGTGCCGGTTCTGGGCCTCGAGGAGTACTACGGCGACGTGATCGATGGGGAGTTCAAGCTGGCCGCCCAGCTGGCGACGCCCCTCATTCCGCCGACGGGGGTGGTGTTCCAGTCGGCCGGCAACCTGGCCGTCTTCCAGCGAGATCCGGCCACCGATTTCCTCTTCAACACCGAAGTCCGGGTCAAGGTCACGACTAAGGTCCAAGGCGTGGATGGGTCGACGCTGCTCCAGACGGACATGTACCTCTTCACGACGGAGTACTGCCCGCTTTACTCGAGTCCGGACCTGGTGCGGTTGGAGATGGGACCAGCGGTAGCCACCCTGACCGATGACACCCTCTGCCGGCTCATCCACAAGAACTCGATCGAGGCGTGGGAGCTCTCGGGTCGGGCCATCCCGTTCCGGAATCCCAACGCGCGGATCAAGCGGTGGGTCCTGTGTCAGACGATCCTCGACGTGCTCAACGTGCTCATGCTGGCGAGCGATCTGCGGGCCGGCGAGACCAAGACCCTGGGCGACCTCTCGATCCGGAAGCAGCCGGCCGATCCGATGCTGGGCGGGCTCTACCGGTCGGCCACGGCGTGCGTCGAAGCCAACAAGCCGTTCTCCGGGGACAGCTTCCTGGCGCGTCCGTCGGTCAAGGGGCAGTCGGCCCCGGGCGAGCGGTTCGACCATCGCATGCGAACGTGGGATCACCTCTTGCTTCAGAGCGTCCCGGCGGCGAACCTGGGCACGGAACGGGGTGAGAAGGCGCGGCTCTCGGTCGAGTGGGCCTTTGCCGGGAAGGGTGCTATGTTCGCCCAGTCGTTCTTCGTCTCGGTCGGATCGGGGCTCTAGCATGCCAACCTACGACACCTGGGACATCGGGATCGCGGCGGCCCTCTTTGTGGCGGGCGTCCCCCAGGTGGGGATCGACCGCGAGGCGCCTTCCGCCGACTTTCGAAAGGGGCGGGCGATCTTCCGGTTCGAGGCCGAGCCCGCACAGACCACGCTGCAGCGCTATCTCACGGGGCATCTCCAGGTGGATGCCCAATCGCTCGTGGGCAAGATGAACGAGTACCGGCGGCTGATCTACAACAAGGAACGACTCGGCAGCGTGGCGAGGCCCTGATGGTCTGGGAGTTCCAGCCGACGCCGATTCCGAACAAGCCGTACGCGGGGCTCCCGGCGATCGACGACAAGGGCATCGACATCCGGGCCGAGTTTGCTCGGATGATGACGGACCACGGGCACACCGTCTTCCTGCGGGTGCCGACCGGGCAGCTCTGTGCCTGTCGCGCCACGCAGGACGATCCGGTCCACCCGAATCCGGACGACGAGTTCGAGGTCAGCTGTCCGACTTGCCAGGGCTTCGGCTACCACTATCGCGACCTGCCAGTGCGGGCGTATCGACGTCCGGCCTACGGAACCTTCGGGTTCAACGGGGCGATCCAGCGGACCCAGGTCGGGGTGGGAGGCGTGTCAGACCTGGTGTGGTACTTCCAGCACACCCAGCGGGTCGACGTCGGGACACACATCATCGAAGTGACCGATGACGATGCGGGACTCCCGATCAAGGCGTACAACATCGAACGGATCCACGAGGTCAAGCAGGCCCACATCACGCGCGACCGTACCGGGCGGACCGAGTTCTGGGAGGTTCTGTCGCGTGAGGTCCTCTTCGGGAAGTAAGCATGCTGCCCGACGGGACTCTCGAGTCGTGGGACATGTTGACGGCCTTGGGCTTCCGAAACGAAGACGACGTCACGATCGGGAAGCCTGTAAGTCTGACCTTCCCTTCCCATCCCATGCAGAAGCGGGCGGGGGCGGCGGATGTCCACGAGGCGATGTCCTTCATCGCCGAGTCCCTGCTCGACAACCAGGGCTACTTCATCCCGGTCCGGGGCAACGCGAACCGGCTCTGGTTTCCGTACGCCCTGAGCCCGCTGTTGAACCGCGGGGACCAGTACGTCAACATCAACACCGGCGAGACCTACGCCGTCAAGGAGGTCTTCGAGGTCGAGGATGTGCGGCAGGGGCAGAAGCGGAAGACCGGCGAGGTCATCTTGACCGATTTCCGTGGGGCGACCGCGGTTCCGAGATCCCACCACCGTCTGCGGCCCAAGAACCATCTCCGGTTCATGCACTCGTTTCCGAAGACGCTGGCTCAGCCTTACCAGTTCGATCCGCCGACCAGCACGGGCGAGGTCCAGCTCACGACGACCAAGAACCAGGGTGGTGATCGTGCCCCCTGGACAGACACCATCACCTGGGCCATCATCCGTCGGGAGCCCGGCGGACTCCGGAAGCCCTTCGAGGACCCGCGTGAAACCAAGCCCCGACACCGTGAACTGCTCAAGTTCGTTGAGATCGACAACTGCGACTACCTCCACTCGATCGAAGGGCAGTTCTTCGACAACGTCGTCCAGTTCGACATCTGGACGCAGACGAACGAGCGGGCCGAGCGCCTGGCCACCTGGTTCCAGGATTTCCTCGAGCGCTACCTCTGGGTGTGGAAGTACAACGGGGTCAAGGAGATCCTGTTCTGGCAGCAGAACGCCGACGCGATCGTCACCCGGTGGAGAAATGATATTGTCAGCCGTTCGATTCAGGTATACTTCCAGACCGAGCGGCTCCGGAACTACCCGGTCCGTCGAATCGTCGACATCTCGGTATCCGTGGACGTGCTAACACGCGGCGAGCATCTGCAACCCGTACCTACCGTGGTGGACCCCACCGCTTGTGTGGATCCCACCGCGGTCATTCCCATCGAACTCCTGGATGGGCCAGGCATTTCCCTCACGCAGTGAGATAGGAGCGACGCATGCCCCTGAACACGTTGCCGGGCGTCAAGGGCGAAATCAACGATGGTCAGCTGCGACCACGCTTCGTCCCCCAGCAGCCCAAGATCACGCTGATCGGGACCAGCAACAACCCCGATCTCCCCGTCGGCGAACCGTTCATCATCGAGACCGACGCCGAGGCCCAGAGCACCTACAACCGCTTCCTGGCCGATGGAATCACGCCCAGCCAGAGCGGGCCGGTACGGAAGCCGTCTGAGCTCACCAAGGCCATCGCCGAGGCTCGGGGCGGTGGGGCCGAGAACATCGAGGTCGTGGTCCTGCCCGATCCGACGGCCATGGAGTTGCCGCTCGAGATCAACCCGAACAACCTGAAGCGCTTCCAGGCGCAGGAAGCCCTCTTCCCGCTCTTGAAGGAGACCCAGCTCGACCACGTAATCGCCGTCGGGGCCACGATCGACGCGTCAGGGCTCGGGGCGACCCAGAACTTCGGGTACCAGCTCGCGAACCTGTGCCACCAGGCGACGATCAACGAGCGGTCGTGCCGGGGGTACATCGGGACCGTCGGACCGGTGGCGAACGGCTCGACGTCCAAGCCCACGCTCGCTCAGCTCGAGGCGTGGGTGGCGGCGCTCGAGGCGTTCAACACGGCGGCCTTCAACGGGGCCGCGTTCACGATCGGCGACGGGGTCACCGACGTCGGGGGCGACGGGGTGCCGGACCTCTACGCCTTCTGGGGCACGCAGAACGAGCTCATTCCGACGGGGTCTCCGCCGCGGTTCAACGGCCAGGTCGAGATCGACAGCAAGGGCCAGCCGGTCGACATCGGGAAGTACCTCACCGTGTTCGTCGAGCGGGTCCGGTTCTTCAACGAGGTGGCGCAGGACGTCAACCCGACGCTGAACTTCTACGACGCCAACGGGGTCGTGGCCTACGCCGGGCTCCGTGTGGCTCTCCCGTCGCGGCTTGGGACGACCAACCGGGTTCTGCCGGGTGCCGTGCCCATTCGTCCGCTGTCGCCCACCCAGGTCGAGCGGCTGCAGCGGAAGCGCTTCGTGGCGCTGCGGCTGCGGCCCACGGGGTACGTGGTCAACAACGGGCTCACCTTCGCCTACCACATCAGCGACTTCTACAAGTCGGACTTCACGCAAGAGACGACGATGATGATCACCCAGGACGCCCTGTCGTTCATCCGGACGCGGGCGGTGCAGTACATCGGGGGTCCGAACAACGCACAGGTCAAGGCGGCGATCGAGTCCGACATCGACGACGCCCTCAAGGTCATGCAGCGCCTCGGGGCGCTGAATCGGTACAACTTCCAGGTCATCATCAGTCCGGCCCAGGCGGTCCTGGGACGGATGCGGATCGAGGTCACGTTGGTGCCGGCGTTCGAGATCACCCGGATCACGGTGTCGATCTCGCTTGCCCGGGAGTAGACTCTCGGCTACCGAGAGGGAGTGAACCATGCCCGCAGCCCACGCGAACTTCGCTGAGGAGTTCTCCCGGACCTACAACTCGTTCTCCGGGGTGGACATCCATGCCGTCTTCGGCGGGACGACCATCCTCGAGATCCAGGGCATCAGCTACACCGTCTCGCGCGAGAAGGCGCCCATCTACACGATGGGCCGGGCCGACCCGCGCGCGTTCTGCCGGGGTAAGCGGGGGATCGCCGGGACCGTGATCTTCACGGTCTTCGATCGCCACGCGCTCCTCGAGAACCTGGCGGACCGGGCGATCTTCTGGGCCGACGCCGAAGAGGTGACGGCCATGAACCAGCGGCTGTCGGCGGGCAACACGTCGATTCAGCCGGCAGGAGCAGGATCGTTCAGCGATCCCAACCGCGTGGGCGTGGCGGTTCCTGCCGTTCCGTGGTACGAGGACCAGATCCCGCCCTTCAGCATCATCTTGGTCGGCCTCAACGAGTACGGCCACCAGATGAAGATGGAGATCCGTGGCACGGAGATTCTCAATCAAGGGCAGGGCATCAGCGTGGACGATCTCATGATCGACCAGCAGATGACCTTCGTGTGCACCGACGTCTACCCGTGGCGGGCGGCTCCGTTTGCGCCGCCGTCTCGGGCGCAGGCCATCCATGAGGTGGTCGCGCCGCCGGTCGCGTCGCCGGTCACGGGTCTGGCCGCCTAGTCGCTACGTAGCGGGGTCCGGGGATGAGAGGCTCCGGCTTCTCTCCCCGGACCCTTGGATTTCCCTATGGCTGACCAAGCGGGTGGACTCCGCGAACGGCGTCTCGTTCCGGACCTTTCCGGGGTGCCGCCCAGCGTCCGGACGCTGGATCTGCAGCGGGCGTCGCTCGAGCCGCCCCACGAGCAGACCGGCTTCCAGCAGGCCTTTTCCGGCGTCGACTACCGGATCACGGCGGTCATGCCGTACCACGATCGCCTCAGCACCTCGCCAGCCCAAGGGGAAGGCGAGATTCTCGAGGCCCTGGGGCTGCTCGAGAACCGGATCCTCGGGGATCCTACGATGGACCCGGTGCAGCTGGCCGACCTCAAGCAGCAGAAGACGGTCCTTCTCGGTGCTCTGGATGCGACCCGGAGTTCGGGAGGGAAGAAGGGGCTCCAGCCGTTCTACAAGACGTTCGGCGAGATCCAGACCCTCACAATCACGAGTCGACGCTCCGTCGAACCGGTGCGTCGGCTGGGAGAATCGAGTCCGGCCGAGTACCTGGGGGGCCCGCGGACCTTCGCGGGGACGATGATCTTCACCCTGCTCCAGGAAGAGCCCCTGCTGGACCTCTACCGGAGCACCGACCGGGACCGGTACGATGGGGAACCCTACCTGGTGATGGACCGGTTGCCGCCCTTCAACATCCTGATCACCGGGAGCAACGAGTTCGGCCACTTGGTCGAGTCGGCTCTCTTCGGGGTGACGCTCGTGGCGGACGGGACGACGCTCTCGATCGACGACCTCTTCACGGAGCAGCAGTACACCTACGTGGCGCGCTCGAAGCTGCCCTTCACGAAGCGAGCGCGGAACAATAGTCTGCTGGCCATGGTCGGACGGCCCACGCTGCCGGTGGGGCTGGGAGCGATCAGTGAGTTGAATCCCTCCTTCGTGGTCGGCTCGGTGGCGCGGACGGGGAACACTCTGGGTCGTGGCTTCCCGGTGCGGCGGTCCCGGTGAACTATCCCTACATCGCCCAAGGGCAGCCGGTCGTCTTCATCGGCGGCTTCTGGATCGACGATGCCCAGGCGTGCGAGTGGCAGGACAGCGCGCCCAAGGAGCCGCTCTACGGGTTTCGGGATGTGCAGTATCGCGAGGTGGCCCATGGACAAGAGCTCGTCCACGGCGTCCTGGATCTGAACTTCCGGTACAAGGGCTACCTGACACTGGCCCTGGCGCGACTCACGACGCTGGGCCGCCGGATCGAGAAAGCGCTCGAGGAGGGCATCTCGATTCCCGGGATCGAGGGAGGCGCCCGGTCCGAGTTCCAGGCCACGGCGCCGTACCGACTGCAGCAGATCATCCACAGCTTGCGGGAACCCAACATCTTCCAGAGCGCCGGCATCGATCCACGACGGATGTCTCTCCAGGAGCGGCGGGACATGCTCGAGAAGTCGTTCCAGCAGTTCGACATCGAGACCTTCACTCGGCTCTCGGACGCGATGGCGGACGATCTCTGGACGGATGGGCGGGACTTGCTCGGGGTGCCCTACGTCGAGGAGGTGCGGCCGACGGCGCTGCGATGGCCGCTGGGCTTCGACATGTCGGTCGTGTATGACCAGCCGGATCCGCTGGACGTCAGTCGGTCCCAGGATCCAGCCCGGGTGGAACTCATCCGGGATGTGCACTTCGTCGGTCAATCCAAAATCATTGCCAACACGGTCCCCGGTGGCGGACGGGCTGTCATCGAGCGGTACCAGTTCCTTGCCCGTACAGTCGAATAACAAGTCGAAGGAGTTGTCATGAGCGCAGAAGCTGTGCCTGGTCTGGATCCCGGAGCGGTCGAGATGGCGGACCCCAAGCCGCCGACGATGGAAGAGCAACTCGCCACGCTGCGAGCCGACATGAAGAAGCGGCTGCAGGAGAAGCACCCCGAGGTCACTGACGCGGTGATCGCGGACTGGAAGGCGAAGTTCGGGCGGGTGGCGATCTTCCCGATCTTCGACGAGCTCTACGTCATCCGGCCCCTCTCCCGGAAGGAGTGGAAGGACCTCAACCGGATGAGCGCCGAAGGACCGGAGAAGAAGGCGCTGAGCCAGGATGAGATGGAGGAGGCGATCGCGGCCCGGGCGACGGTGTTCCCACCCCTCGACCCTAGCAAGCTGCGGACGAGCAGCTTCGCCGGCATCCCGACGACCATCACCAACTATGTGGAGGTGATCTCGGGTTTCAACCCGTCGATCGGACCCGTCCTGCTGTGATGTGAACCTCGCTACGCTCCCACCCGACGTCGCGGCCAAACTCCCCGTCTGGAAGTCCCAGTACGGGGAGTTGGTTTACATTCCCTACGAGGGGACGCCATCGGCGTTCCTCTTCCGCTCGATCACGCTGCAGGAGTGGGATCGAATCAAGCTCTGTCTCGACATCAACGATCCGGTCCTGATCGACACGACGGCGGCCCAGACCATGCAGGCCTGCCTGCTCTGGCCAGAAGGGTTCGATCTCGAAGATCTGAGCATCGGCGACTTCAAGCGTCTCTACGCCAAGCTCACGGAAGCCTCGCCGTTCGGCAGCATCGACAACTTCCTGTCGGCTCTCGAGCGGTATCGCACGAAGCACCAGGACCTGGTCAACCTGATCCACGCCTTCATCACCGCCGCCTTTCCCGGCATGCGTCGGCACGAGATCGCCCAGTTCACCGCCCATGAGGTCTTCCAGCACCTGGTGACCGCCGAGACGATTCTCCAGCGGAAGTTCGAGATCCAGGGGGCCGGTCCCAGGAAGCCCCCGACGCCCGTGTCTCCGGATGAGGTCCGGGTGCTCCAGGCCCAGAAGGCGATGGAGCGACGGGAAGTGGCGATTGCCGCCGCGCGCGATCGGCGACGGCGAGCCCTGGAGACCCGGGCGGGCGAACACGCTGCCTCGTTCGGGGCGGCATCGGAGATGGCGCCTCCGCGTCAAGCCCCGATTCCGATTCCGGCGGCGACGCTGCCTCAATCCTCCCGCGTGGAACGGGTCGGAGCGACGAGTGCGCTCCTGCATCGCTATCCGACCTCTGAGATCCTGAAGCCGACGGACGATCTGATCGACTACGAGCGGGAGAGGTCGACCATCGACCGCATCCTCCACGAGGACACCGGTGGCTAACTTCCGCGACGAGTTGCGGGACCGGACCGGAGGGCCGTCGGATGCTGAGCTGCAGAATCCGGTCCAGTACTACCAGCTTCGTCAGCAGCGGGAGTCTGAGCGGCTCGACAAGGGTCCGGAGCGGCCGTTCTATGCCCTGGCCACGCTGCTGTTGGCCGGTGTCGGAGGCTGGGCGGCGGTCCGGCACTTCCCCAAGGGGCGACTGGCAGGTCTGACAGGAGAGATCCGGGACTTCTTCCAGAACCCCGGACGCTTCGGCATCTCCGACAAGGTGCTTCCGAAGCTCCACCGGGCGCTCGACTCGGTCACGGATGTGGTGGCACAGCAGCCTTGGGCCCACGTGCACAAGGACAACTTCGGGCAGTTCCTGGGGAGCAGCCGAGCCGCGACGGATCCCGAGGTCAATCGAGCCCTCCGGATCCTGGCCGACGTCGCGGAGAAGAACCCGGACAACTTCGGGCACGTCCTCTCAGCACAACGGACGGCGGCGACCAAGTACCTCCGGCCGATCCCCCAGGACACATCCGGCCTCCGGAGCCTGACGCTCGGCGATCTGTTCAACCCCACAGGTGGCTGGAAGACCGAGACCTTCGGCACCATGCCGGAGAACTTCCAGAACCTCCACCGCACGATCCAACGGTTCGCTTCGATTCCAGGGATCCGGGGGTCGAGTGCCGACCTGCTCCACCAGGTGCAGGTGGATTCGGGCGTCTACCTGCGTCGGTCGTCGGCCGGGGCAGTGGACCTGGTCAACCTCCGCCACCTCTCGCCGTCGCAGTGGATTCGACGCATCGGGGAGAAGGCCTCGGCCGCCCGCATGTTGCCGATGCGGGAGCAGCTCCGCACCGGCGCGGTCGGGGCTCGGCTCGCGGACTGGGCGATGCAGCTCATGGTGCCCACCGAGCTGTTCAGCCCGGGTCCGGGTCTGGCCCATGTCGGTCCCGAGGCCATTCGTGCGGCCCTTCCTGGGGTGGCCCGTCACGAGGTGGCTGGTGGGGTCTATCTCGGGGGCCAGGTCTTGCCGCTCTACCGTGGGGGATTGCTCGGCCAGCCCCTTGAGGGTCGCTACATCCTGGGGCGTCAGACCTCGGCGATGGGAGCGGCCGGGCGGATGCGGTTCCGAGAGATGGGCGAGCGCCGGGCGATGGAGCGGGCGGCGCACGGACCTCTGTCGACAAGTCCGGTTGGGCGAACGGCGAAGTACCTAGCCGACCACAAGATCGATCCCCAGTCGTTCCGGGGCCTCGCGGTGCGGTTCGGCGATGTCCTGGGTCTCGGCCCGCAGTTCTCGGTGGAAGAGGGGCTGCAGCAAGCCCAGGCACGCGCGAAGGCCCAAGGACTCGATTGGGCGGAGTCGGCGCTCGAGAACCCGGAATCTCTGCCCAAGCGGATCTGGCAGTGGACGACCTCTCCGAACCCCATCGGGAAGATGCGGGAGGCACTCAAGACTGCGGCGAATGCGATCCCCGGCCGAAAGCATCTCGAGGGGCAGTACTTCGTTGCGCGACCCGGACAAGCGGTCTCGGACTGGGGGAACTACCTCGTCGGACGTGTGGGGCGGCTCCTCGAGGAGACTACCCGGAACGTCACGGGGACCGCGGTCGGGATTCGTCCTGGCCTGACCCCGCTGGGCTCGCTGGGACGGTGGGTGGGGGTCGGAGCTGCCGCGTGGGCCGGGTTCAAGGGGCTCCAGTACGTCGACTACCACACGCGGAACTTGATCGGGACCGGGCCGCTGACGTTGCCGGTCCAGGCTTACACCCAGCTCCGCGTGGCCCAGCAGGCCGCGTTTGCCGGTCTCGGGATCCAGCAGTCAGCCGACTACCTCGAGAACCTGGCGCCGGGGCTGGTCAACAGCCCACTCTCTCGCGTGGCACGAGCAGCGGCCGTGACCCGGATGGCCTCGGGGATCGCGCCCTTCGGAGGCACGTTCGGGGCGGGGCTGGCGAGTCGGATCAACCTGCCCGGTCGGTTCGGACGGCTGGGGACGGCCGCGGCGGTCGGGTTGGGCCTGACCCAGCTCACCGACATCGGCCAGTCTCCGGCGAACCTGGCCGCGGTCTATCGAGGTGACGTCGATGTGCCAGTGCGCGAGGCCCGGTGGTGGGCCATGGGGACCCAGCCCTACACCGGGGGCCGGATTCTCTACACCCGGCCGCACCTGATCGCGAGCTACCTCAGTCGGGCCGAGACGATCGGGCGGTACGGATCGGAAGCCGAAGCCTGGAAGAACTCCCTCTTCCCGACCGTGGAGAGTTGGGGTGGACTCCGGCCGCTTCTCGATCCGTACCGGGTCGAACGTCAGAACTACCTGAAGCGGCCCTATCCACTCACGGCGCCGATGTTCGAGGAGGTGCCGTTCGTCGGCCCGGCGTTGGCCGCCACGGTCGGGGCGCTGATCAAGCCGGTCCAGCGGTGGCATGGAGCCTACTGGCAGGGGAACCAACTCCAGGAAGGGTATCCCCAGCTCGCTCCGGCGGGGGCAGCCGAGGCGTTGGGGTATCCGAGTCTGTCGGGTCTGCCTCGGCGGACGGCGGGAGACCCCACACGTCCGATCGAGGTCCTGGGGAAGCAGATCGACGTCATCCGGGACTTCCTCGGGATGCCGGGCTTCCTGCTCGGGGCGATCAAGAAGCAGTTCACCGGGGAAGACGACTTCAACGTCGCCAACCGCCAGATCGCCACGGCAGGCCGGATCACCTCGGCCGAGCGGCAGTACTACGACTGGCAGCTGGGCGGCCTGATGGGCACGACCGAGCTCTTCCGGCGGTTCTTGCCGCATCGGAAGCGTCAGGTCGAACTGGTCAACCCGATTCCGAACCTCGCCCCGAACTGGTTGCCGGGCAGCTTCTCGGCCTTCGCGCAAGATCGTCCGGCCCGCGTCGATCTCCACCGTGGGGATCCCTACGCGACGATTCCCCAGGGGGAGCTCCGGCTCCCCGGACTGGGGTACGAGGCGCTCCACCGGCTGCACTCCGGGATTCCGGGAGTCTACGACGCCTACGACCGCTGGAAGATCCTGCGGGACGTGGCTCCCACAAGCCAGGCGTTCCGGCACTACGACGCCATCGTGCGAGGCTGGGCGGCCGGATCCGCGATCTCGAATCGGTCGGGTGGCAAGTGGATGGAGGACAGCTACGGACGCCTTCGGGGTGTCGTCCGAGCTGCGGTCGATGGCGACACGATCACGGTCGACGTCAACGGGCGCTTGGTCAACGTCCGCATCGCCGGAGGAAATACGCCCGAGGTGGCGCACACCCGGTTCGAAGCGAGCTTCCCAGAATCCCTTGCTGGAGCGATCGCTAAACAGCGGCTCGAGAACCACGCGATTGGTCGGTCCGTAGAGATCGCCGTCACGGGGATCAACCCGGGAGACACGAAGTACGGTCAGCGACTCGTCGGGCGAGTGGTCACGGGTGGGTGGGGTGGACGAGATGTCTCGGCCGAGTTGGAAGCGGCGTACCCGGCCTACAACCTGACTCCGGGACAACAGGCACGGGTTTGGAGCACCCGACGGGATCTCGAGCGCCGGTTCCAACCGTACCCCTTCACCGAGCGCATCTTCCAGGATCCTACGGCCCAGGTCCCTCGGAACATGCGGGACCTTACGACGCGTTCGATCACGGGAATCAACACGGCGATCAAGCAACAGGGCGAGTTCACGCTCCCGGAGAAGCTCATCGGTCGAGCCTGGGAGTCGGTCTCGCACCTCACGTTGCCGGGGCCGCTCAACTGGCCGGTCAACAAGCTCTTCGCGCAACGGGATCCGCTCGAGGTCTACCGGATGCAGACCCAGGGCGGCCTC